GCAATATTGTGGCTTTGCCTAATAATCGTGTGAGGGTTACACATCCTGCTTGGTATGTAACAGGTGAGGGTGCTCCTAAGTTTAAACCTTCGCAACACATTCACTATTCAAAATCTGATTTAGACTATACAATGGATGTAAATCGGATCTTTGATAATCTTTATGCAGAAGAGGATGAAGAAAATGGCGAAGATGAAAAAGAAAATGTACGCAAAAGGCGGCATGGTAAAAAAGACCAAAATGGCTAAAGGTGGCATGGTCAAAAAAGACATGAAGAAAATGGCTAAAGGCGGTGTAGTCAAAGGCCCTTACAGTTAAGGTGTAATTTATGGCAGTTTCTGGTTCTACCGATTTTGAACTTGATGTAGCTGAGTACGTCGAAGAAGCATTTGAAAGATGCGGCCTCGAAGTGCGTACAGGTTATGATCTTACGAGTGCGCGTAGATCTTTAAATTTACTGTTTGCTGATTGGGCTAACCGTGGTCTTAATAGGTGGACAATAGAGCAGGCTACGTTACCTCTAGTCTCAGGTGTGGCTATATACCCTGCTGGAACACTTACTATGACAGTTGCAGCCAGTGGTTCATTTTCGGTAGGAGAAACTATAACAGGTGGTACGAGCGGAGCTACGGCAAGTATAACTAGCATCCGCTCTTCTACCGCTATAGATATTACAGTGCCAGAAGGAACTTTTTCAGCATCAGAAACTATAACAGGTGGTACGAGTTCGGCTACCACCACCGTTTCTTCTGCTATCTCATTAGTGCCAATACAATCTACTATTGATGTATTATCTGCAGTTATTAGGACAGGGACTGGTTCCGATCAAACAGATGTTGCTATAAGTAGGATAAGTAGAGATGCTTATATTAATATCTCTAATAAAAACAGCACCTCACGTCCTACACAGTTTTATGTAGATAGATTAATTACCCCAGAAATAAAACTCTGGCCTACTCCTAACGACAATACCTACACATTAGTTTACGATAAACTTACTCGTATTGATGATGTAGATAACCCACAAAACACAGTAGATGTGCCGTTTAGGTTTTACCCATGTTTATCTGCAGGATTAGCTTATTACATTTCTTTAAAACGTGCGCCACAAAGAACACAACTTTTAAAAGCTGTTTACGAAGAAGAGTTTGAGCGAGCAGCAGCTGAAGATAGAGATAGAGCAAGTTTAAGTTTAACCCCTAGCCGTGATTATTATACGTTTATAAGATGAAGTATGCTTCTGGAAAATACGCTAGAGCGATTTGTGATAGGTGTGGTTTTGAATACCCATACACCTCATTGCAGAAAGAGTGGAATAATTTAAAAGTTTGTCCTGATTGTTTTGAACCCAAACACCCACAATTAGAGCCTCCTCCGCCACCTTTTGAACCAGAGGCATTGTTTGACCCAAGGCCCGATAGAGCCGAGGGGTTAGATGTTTTTGTAGGGCAAAGAACGTTTCCTGCTTTAGTTACCTCTTCTACTCATGCAATTACTTCTATTGGTAAAGTGGAGGTTGTCGTTTAATGAGTTTTACATATACAACGCTAAAAGATGCTTTGAAAAATTATACGCAAAATACGGAAGACCTTTTTTTAAATTCTATGGATATGTTTATCCGTTTGGCAGAAGAGCGTATTTTAAAATCTACACAGTTAAATGTGTTTCAAAAGAACGTGACAGGTACCTTATCAACAGGTAGCCCATACTTAGCCGTGCCTAGTGATTTTTTATCACCACACTCATTAAGTGTGACAAACAACAGTTTATATGAATATTTACAATTTAAAGAGTTAGAGTTTGTACAATCTTATAACCCTAACTCAGCAACAACAGGTACACCTAAATATTACGGACAATTTGATGTAAACTATTTTGTTATTGCTCCAACTCCAGACTCTACTTATACGGTGGATTTAAGTTATTTTTATCGGCCCTCCAGCTTAACTTCAAGCCAATACCTTATTACTATGAATAATGTATCTGGAACTTTTGTTGTAACAGAAACAATAACAGGTAGCACGAGTGGACAAAGCTCTACTATATCAGTTGTTGAAAGTGCAACAAGTTTGACCGTCGGTATACCTAGCCAGAATTACACAGTTGGGGAAACCATAACAGGCGGAACAAGTGGGGCAACAGGAGTAATAACCGCAGTAGGTGCGGATACAACAAATAGTTGGTTAAGTGAAAATGCTGAGGTTGCTCTATTGTATGCCTCTCTTGCTGAGTGTTACCTTTTTATGAAAGGTGAGCAAGATGTTATGAATATGTACAATCAAAGATATGGTGAAGCTATCAATCGTTTGAAAAACTTAGGCGAGGCTTTAGAAGTAACAGATGATTATTCTGCAGGATACATCAAGAAAGAAAGAACATAATGTTTACAGACAGTTTAAATATGTCAGATAATTTTTCAGTAGAAGTGCATACAACTAATAATAGGGGGGCAACTCCTGAAGAAGTAGCCTCAAGATGTGTTAAAAAAATAGTTTATGTGTCTGATAAAGCAGAGCCTGCAATAAGAGAACAAGCAAATGCGTTTGCTGCACATATTGAAAAAGTGATTGCCTCATATATGAAACAAGCTGTACAAAGTGATAGAACGACAGTTTTTAACGCTTTAGTAGATGCAGGACACCCAGAACTAGCTGAACTGATAAGGAGACTCTAATATGGCGTTTAGTGGGAATTTTATGTGTACCTCTTTTAAAAAAGAGTTACTCTATGGCGTACACGACTTTGATACCTCTGCTTCAGGTGATACGTTCAAATTAGCTTTATATACTAACAGTGCCTCATTTACTGCGGCAACGACAGCCTACACTACAAGTAATGAAGTGTCTGGAGCTAACTATTCAGCAGGAGGGGGAACACTAAATACTGTTGATCCTACTACTTCTGGCACAACGGCTTTAGTAGATTTTGATGATTTAGTGTTTTCAAATGTTACCATCTCTGCAGTAAGAGGAGCGTTAATTTACAATACTACGCCTGATACTACGTCGCTCTCGGTAAGTAACCCCACCGTATTAGTTCTGGATTTTAGTTCAGATAAGGCAGCTAGTGGGGGAGATTTTACTATCGTTTTTCCTACGGCAGATGCTTCGAACGCTATAATACGGATTGCATAAATGACCGATGTTGTTGTTCCATTTGGGGGTTGGGGAAGTTTAGGACAGGCTTGGAATGTCCGTGGATGGAATGATGCAATTATTACAACAAAAACTGTCACAGTAGTTGCTACTGGTGGTGGTAATAAATATTTTATAGATGGCGTTCAACAACCTACTTTAGTCTTGGCAAGGGAAACTACTTACACTTTTGATGTATCTGATTCCTCAGTTTCGGGTCATCCTTTTAGGTTTTCTACTACTTCTGATGGCACACATGGGGGAGGTTCTGAGTATACTTCGGGAGTAACCGTTTCGGGTTCTGCAGGTTCGGGTGGTGCCACTGTTACTTTCGCTGTTCCAGTAGATGCACCCGACCAATTATATTATTATTGTAGTAATCATAGTGGTATGGGTGGTGGAGTTACCGTCTACAATATAGCTATCGTTCCTGGAGCAAGAACAGCAACAACAGCCGTTGCATCTTCAGGTGGAACAGCCGTCACAATAACAGGTCTTGCAGGCACAAGTGGTTTTGGTTCAGTTATTATTAGTGGTGCTGATACTACTATATTTATAACAACTACTGATATTATTGGAACAGCCTCAGTTGGGAATGTAACTGTTATAGGAGATGCAAATATCCCCATCGATGTCACAGGATCTGCTGCGGTTGGCGTTGTAGGTTTTGGATTTGTGTGGGGTCTTAATGTTCCAGACCAAGACCCTAATTGGCAAGAAATAGCTGCATAAGGAGTTGATATGAGTACCTATGTAAATAATTTAAGATTAGAAGAAATTGGTTCTGGTGAACGCGCAGGAACATGGGGTGATGCAACTAATACTAATTTAGAGCTTATTGGTGAGGCTTTTGGGTATGGCACGGAAGCATTAAGCAACGCGTCTACTGCAACTATCACAATGGCAGATGCTGCTTCAGATGGGGTGCGTTCTATTTACCTTAAACTTACAGGGGCTTTAGGACAAAACTGTACAGTCACTCTTGCCCCTAATACTGTTTCTAAAATATGGATTATTGAAAATGCCACCACAGATTCTGGTTCTAGTGGGCCTTACTCTACTATTATAAAACAAGGAAGTGGGGCAACAGTCACTATTCCTAATGGTGATAGAAAAGTTGTTATAACAGATGGTGGTGGTGCTAGTGGTATTGTTTATGATGCGTTTACTGATTTAAATTTAGCAGGAACAACACAGGCGGCTATTCTCAATACCACAACAAGTTTGCAAACACCTTTAATTGAATTTACAGATGGCGATGATGCTATAGCTATAG